CACATGCCCATACTCTTGATATAGGTCAGTCTTCATCTATAATTGGTACTCCTAATGGATTTCCAAATCCTCACGGAATATCCATTTCATCCGATGGCACAAAGATTTGGATTATTGGTAGTAATGAAGATATTATAGCTCAGTTTAATCTTGGCACTGCCTATGATCTTTCGACGGCAACATATAATGGTGATTTGACTAATATTTTTTGGGCTTCTATTGCAGCTTATGATTTCTATATTGATGAAAGTGCCGGAAAAGGATTTGTTTTGTTTGTTGGTACTAATGATAGTGTTCGTGAGATTGATATTACAAATCCCGGATTATTAATTGAGGCAAATCCAACATCAAGATCTGCAAATATTAACCTGAATAATAATGTTCAGGTCAAGGGTAGAACATGGTTTGAAGATACAATTGTTGTAAATGGAACACAAACCTCATACTTTCAACATAGTGTTAATGTACAAGGATCAATTACTTGTAGAGGAGTTATAGATCTTGCTGATGGTTCGGCAGATAGAATTCAGTTTGGTGCTACTGATGATGCCAAGATTTATTATGATGGAACTGATAATTATTTTGATCTTCAGTTTAGTACTGCCGATAATAATGGATTTAGAATTCTTAATAGTAGTGATTCTGAATTATTCCGTGTGGCAAAAGACGGAAAGGTTGGTATTAACTCCACAACACCAACAGCAGATCTTGATGTTAATGGTCATGCAAATGTTTCCGGAGTTATCACTGCCACTTCATTCTCTGGTTCTGGATCAAGTTTAACTGGATTAACAGGTGCTTCTGCAGCAACTTATGGTGATGCAACAAATTCTGCTCAAATTACTGTTGATGCTAATGGTAGAATTACTGGTATTTCTGAGGTTAGTATCTCTGGTGGCGGTGGTGGTGGTGGATCGACTACAAGGTCTGTTAATAGATATGTTGCCACTAACAATCAAACATTATTCCCACCTTCAGGAACCGTAAGTTATACCGTTGGATATATTGATGTTTATTTGAATGGTTCTAAACTTGATAGTACAGAATTTACGGCATCAAATGGAACGACAATTACATTAACTACTGGTGCATCTGCTAATGATATTGTTGAGTTGGTTGCTTATACTAGTATTGATGTAACAAATGTCACGGTTGTTAATGATACTTCACCACAACTTGGTGGAGATTTGGATCTTAATGGTAATGATATTACCGGAACTGGTAATATTAATATTACTGGAACTGCCACTGTTACTGGTGGACAAGTCGCTACTCAAAATGATGCAATAGCATTTGCTATTGCTCTTGGATAATACTCTAAATACCTAAAAGGAAATACTCGATAAGATGGCAAAGAAATTACTTTTTAATTACACTTTTGATGCTTCGGCAAAGACCATAGTTGTTAGTGGTAATTTTAAACTGAGAAGAATTCAGTTGATTACTAATGTAACTGATGGTATCATCATTTACAACTTTGCCGATGGAAATAAAGGGGGAAGTGTATCTTATAACGCTACCAATGATGAGACTACAATCACTTTAGAGCACGATACTACATCGATGAGTGATAGTGATGAACTTCAAATCTTTGTAGATATTCCTAATGATAAGATTGAATTTGGAGAAACATATACAGATCCTGTTAGTAAATTAAGAGTATCTACACCTGAGAACCTTATTGATACTGACTTTGAATATGGTCTGCAACCAACTAAATGGGAAACTTTAGAACTTGTAAATAATATACCTTCAGCATATACCAGAGCTCCCGGTGTGTCTATTCCTGGAATTGTTTCTGTAAATTCTACAAATAGTAGTGAAACTATTAACGTAACTACTGCCGATGAACATGGATTGTCTATTGGTGATGCTATTGAGGTAAGAGGACTTATATCAAGAACTGCTAATGGTAAGTATTTGATTACACAAATTCCAACAGCAACCAGTTTTAATTATAAAGCATCTGCTGTTCAATCTTCTACAACATCACAAATAACAGCATATACTACAATTATTCCAGGGTCTTTTTTCACTGGATCTAATATTGAATATAATAAATTTGAGGGTATTAATACTGACGGTGCTAATCCATCTACATTGACAGTTACGACTGATTATGCTCATGGATTTAGTACAAACACTAGTATGTACATTACCAATACTGTTGGTAAAAAAGAATTAACTCTATCTAGTACGGCATCGTCTAATGCTCCCGATGGAGATCCATATGTAGATACTAGTGATAATGATATTTATTTGCCACTTCATGGATTATATAATGATCAAGAAATAACAGTTACTGCAGGTGGTGGTGGTGCAGTACCGGGAACTGCATCGTCCCCTAGTAATCCAAATACTTCATCTACAGCTCAGGCAGTATATGATGCTGCTAAAACTTGGGCTGAGGGTCAGGTTACAACAATGAAATCTGCTCAGGATCACAGTAGACTGTTGATGAATTATAATGGTAGTTCTAAATATTATGCTTATAATGATGTAACTATTAGTCCAAATAATTCATATGGAACTAATATTACTCAAGAAATTATCTATGGAGAAAGTTATGGATACTGGTATATAAGGAATAGCAGTAATGCTAATATGGCAAGATATTATATGAACTATGGTGCTTATACTGGTCCTGCACAATTATATAATGGTACACCAGTTGATATTGGATTAAAATGTACTAGACAAGTAGTTTATAGTTCTGGTGGTTATAATCATACTTATTGGCCAACAAATCTTGGAAATCTTGGGTGGTATTATGTTGCTACTCCATATTCATATAATACCTATACTGATTTCTTTTTGAAAGTTGTTCAACAACCCGATTTTACTGCTCTTAATGCAGCAACTAATCCATCAGCTGGTACTGTTGATAGAGTTTCTCGGGAAAGTCGTGAATATTATGACAGGAGAGAAACATTATCTTCATCAAGATATACTTACACTGATTATTCATGGAACACATATAATACTAATTGGAGATGGACATATGGTATAATTTACCATAATTCTGGTAGTGGTGAGGTATCACATTATGATGTTCAAGTTTGGTTGCAAAATACTCAATGGACTGATTATTATAATGATGGTACTGCTTCTAATGCTTATAGTAGTTCATATTCTTTAACTTTTGCACAGAGAGAAAGTTTTGGACCTACTTGGTATATTACAGCTCACTTTGGTCTTGATGATGGACACACTACAGGAACATATCAGAATAGTAGTAATGCTACTAGTAAAGCTCAATCGCTGGCAGAAGCAGTTGCCGATGCACTAACACCTGTAAGTTTATCTGATGGAGATACTGTAAAAGTTGGAGTTGTTGATGATAATAGAATACAATTGAAGAAAACTGATACTGGAACACCATATGATTTTAACAGTTCTGGTACGGCACCGATTGTATTTACTACTGGACAGACGTTTGGAATTGCCGATGATTATTATGATATTACTGGAGTTACAACCACAACAAAATCCATCACAGCAAACTCTAGATTGTCTCCAAGAGTTATAACATTTGCAAATACTGATGTTGTGGAAGATACTGCAAATTCAGTTTATTACATCCATTTTCCTAATGGTCATGGTCTTGCAGATGGTCAAAAAGTAACCTTCCAAAAAGAGCAGAGTGCGTCTATTCCTGGACTTACTACACTAAATGAATATTATGCATATGCAAAACATAGCAAATATGTAGGACTTGCAGATAGTGAAATTAATTGGCGTTCTGGGACATTGGCAATTACTGGTACTCAGTCATATAGTGGTACAAATACTTTAACAATTAATAGTATTTCTGGAAGAGTTGCTGCTGCCGGAACTGTAACCGCATCAACTAATTCTAAAGTTGTGACTGGAGTGGACACTAAATTTACCGCTGCATATTCTATTGGAGATACTTTTGTATTGGAAGGTGGTAGTACATATGGTCCATATGAAGAAGACACAATAGCATCTATTGTTAGTGATACAAGTTTAACATTAGAAAATAATGCTGGTGTTGGAACTACTGGTGGTCAGCATTTCGTTGATACTCGATTAAATGTGAGAGCAGACGGAACATTTATTCATAGACCATTTGATGGTGGAGTTGATATTACTGCCGGAACATCACCAGATTCTAAGGTTATCCGTCAGACTAGAAAGTATTTCCGTTATCAGTCTGGTAAAGGTATTCAGTGCTCAATGGCAATTAACTTTAATCCTTATCGTCAGGCAAGATTGCTTACATCATCCGGAACAACTGCTACGGTTACGACAGAATATCCACATGGACTTACGAATGGGGATACCATTAAGGTAAGAGGAGCAACTGTTTCTAGTGGAAGTAACCATTACAATGGAACATCATTTACCGTTGCTGGTGCCACAACATTTACATTCCAATATACAATGGGTGGAGATCCTGCCGATGATGCTCCTGGTGGAATTATAGAATATACGATTGCTTCTTATAGTAATGCAGGTATTCGTGGTGGATTATTTGATGATCAAAATGGAATGTTCTATGAATATGATGGTCAAAATCTATATGCAGTAAGAAGGTCGTCAACTACACAAATTCCAGGAAGAGTAACTACTACATTTAATTCAAACACTTTGACTGGAAGCAATACTAAATTTAGTATTCATTTATCTGCCGGAGACAAAATTGTTGTTCGAGGTCAGTCTTATAAAGTTACTAGGGTAATTGATGATACTTCTATTGATATTCAACCAAAATATAGAGGTGTAACTAATAGTGGAATTATTATAACAAAAACGGAAGATACAAAAGTATCACAATCTAATTGGAGTATTGATACTGCCGATGGGAATGGTCCTTCTGGATTTAATTTAGATATCAATAATATTCAGATGGCTTATGTAGATTATTCTTGGTATGGTGCTGGTAAAATTCGTTTTGGATTTAAGGATACTCATGGTCATGTAAAATATATGCATGAGTTTGTACACAACAATAAAATCAATGAAGCATATATGAGAACAGGTAATGTTCCTGCAAGATATGAGTCATTTAACACTGGACTACCCACATACGTTCCATCACTGTTCCACTGGGGAACTTCGGTTATTATGGATGGTGGATTTGATGATGACGATAGTTATCTCTTCACTGCATCTGGTAATGCACTATCATTTACTAATGGTGCAACTAATAGTTCTACAACTAATGCTGCTGGTGCGATTTATAGAGCATATGATGGTTCACAAGGACAATGGAAATATTATCTAAGATTAAGTTTTCCTGCTGCCGATGCATCTAAATTCTCTAATGGTATTGCATTATATACTGCCGATGAAGAATTGAATGGGCAGACTGTTGCCTATACTGATTTTAGAGGAGGTAATTTCCGAGTTTATATTTTCCTTCAATATGGTTCATATAGTAATCCTCCTGCAGTATATCCAAATGTTCCTAATTCCACGGCAGTTAATATTGGTGCTCCTGCTTCTGGTGGTGATATTGTCGATGTTAGTTCCTTGATCCCACTTGTAAGTCTGAGACTTTCTCCTTCTGTTGATAATAATTTGATTGGTGCAGTTGGTGAAAGAGATGTTATTAATCGAATGCAACTTAAATTGAATGAACTTGGCATTTCAGTTTCTCATGATGCTCGAATTAGTGTTATTCTAAATGGAGCACTAAGTAATATTGCATATGCTAATGTTGGTTCTCCTTCACTCTCACAATATGTTGCTCATGGATCTGGTGATACTATTCAGGATGGAACAACGATCTATCAGTTCCGTGCATCTGGTGGTGCTATTGGTGCCAATGGTGAAAGAACAGTTGCTTCTCAAACCTTTGACTTAACTAGACTGATTGACTTGGGTAATTCTGTTCTTGGTGGCGATGGAGTATTCCCGAATGGTCCTGATATTGTGACCATTTGTGCAAGTGCTCTTGATACTACAACTGTTAATAGTACTTCACCATTCCAGGTGTCTTCCAGAATATCATGGTCTGAATCTCAGGCATAATAAAATAAATAACTTTAAAGGATAGATATGGGAAAGACTAGAAGAACTGGTGATTTAGTTACTGATAATAATTTATATGTAAATCCCACTACTGATAGTTTTCATATTGGTACGGGATGTACCATTTATGGTGGAAGTGTTGGTGTTGTAAGCTGTGTTGGTCTTTATGTTTCTGGTAATCATGTTACTCTAGGCGTTGAGGATGGTGATAAAGGAGATATAACTGTTTCTAATACTGGGAGAACATGGTCTATTGATAATGATGTAGTAGGTTCTAATGAACTGGCAGATACTGCAGTCACTGCTGGTTCTTATACTAATTCTTCTATTACTGTAGATGCCCAAGGAAGAATTACGTCTGCATCTAGTGGAACTGGGGGAGTTACTACTGGTAAATCTATTGCAATGGCAATGATTTTTGGTTAAGATCTAAATAAAAACATAGGAGAGAAATTTATTAATGGCTAACCCAAATATTGTTGCTGTAGCAAATATATACGGAAAGACTGTATTTGATGCAGATATTGCCACATCTGCATCTGCAATCGTTACGAATGCTGCATCATCCGGTAAGATTTTAAAAATTAATTCATTAATTATTGCTAATATTGATGGCAGTAGTGCAGCAGATATTACTGCAACGATAAAAAATGCTGCTGGAAATTCTACAAGTTCCACAATAGCAAATACAGTTTCGGTTCCTGCCGATGCAACTCTTGTTTTAATTTCAAAAGATACTTCAATCTATTTGGAAGAAGATATGTCAATTCATCTTGCAGCAAGTGCCGCAGGAGATTTAAGTGGCACTTGTTCTTATGAAGAAATTAGTTAATTATGGGATTTTATTCTAAGGGTGGTGGATTTATAGGTGCAAGTTATGCGACGGATAATAGAGGAGTGTTTGATATAGTATCTCACCAATTGGATGTTCCTTCCGCTGCCTCTTCTATTGATTATGTTACAGATGGTTTAACACATAACCTTGATGCTGGGGATGCTAGTTCTTATGGTGGTAGTGGAACTACTTGGACTGATTTGGCTGGTAATGGAAATTTTACTTTATCTGGATCTCCAACTCATGTAAGTTCATCACCAGGACATTTTGATTTTGATGGTTCTAATGATTATGCCTATGGACCAGCTTTTACTGTTAATTCTGGTGCATATAGTATTGAAGTTTGGTTTAGAACTACAGCTGGTGATGGTGAACTCTTGATATCTTCTCACAATACTACTTCATCAACACCATCTGGTTATACTAGGATGATATGGGTGGGAACAGATGATGAATTATGGTTTGGGCAATGGGAGAGTGGTCAAAGAACAGTAAATGATACGGTTACAATAACGGATGGTAATTGGCACCAGGCTGTTGGTGTATTTGATGGGGATATGTATTTTTATAGGGATGGTAACCAAGTTGGATCGAATACTTCAGCAAATGGGACTAGTGATTCTGGAACAAAATATTGGAATATTGGTGGACGTAGAAATAGTGGTTGGCCCAGTGCTTCATCGAATTACAACCACCGTATAGATGCAGATATTGCTATTGTTAGAATATATTGGGGTAAAGGATTAACATCATCAGAGGTTACACAAAACTTCAATGCCGTTAAAGGGAGGTTTGGACTCTAAATGAAACAATTAAAGCGAAATATGGATACTAATTATGAGAAGAAATAGGGGACTAATTGGAGCAAAATCTGATGTTACTGCGTCAGATGCTACGGGTATTTTTGATACTTTTGATGCGTATAATGCAAAGCGTAATGGTATTTGGCCCGGTGGGGGTATAGTTACTGATAATTTAGTTCTTAATCTTGATTCTTCAGATTCTAATTCTTATGGTGGTAGTGGAACCACTTGGTCAGATGTAAGTGGACAGGGAAATAATTTTACTATAAATGGCCCTACTTATGCTTCTATTGGTGGTTATATTGAAGTTTTTGCTGATAATGACTATTATTCCATACCTACAAGTTCGGATTTTGCTTTTGGTACGGGAGATTTTACTATTGAATTTATGTTTAATCAAGATGCTTCTAGATCATATGCAAGAGCGGTTCAATTTGGACCAGCATGGTCAGCTGGATCTGATTCTGTAGGTGTTACTCTTAGTAGCAGTCGTCTGGACTTTTATGCTAGAAATATAACCACATCTATGAGTATGCAGTCATCAACGACTATAAGTAATGGTCAATGGTATCATGCTGCTATTACTAGATCAAATGGAATTTTTAGATTATTTTTGGATGGAGTGTTAGAAAGTACAAACTCTTCATATACTACATCAAGTACGGAAAGTTCAAGTACAAATACTTGTTTCATTGGTGGTAATGGCTCTTCTTTGGAAGAATTTGATGGAAAAATAAAAAATATTCGTGTAGTTAAAGGTACTGCTTTATATACTTCTTCATTTACTGCTCCGACAGAATCTTTAAATAAGGTCTCTGGAACAGTGTTATTGACAGCACAAGGAAGTTCTCTTTCCGATCAAAGTGATAGTAATCACACTTTAACTGCTAATGGGAATGCTGCATATGAATACAATGCAGCACCATATTTTAATTTTGATGGATCCAATGATTATGTGACTAAATCTAACTTTATGGGATTGGGAGGACAGAATAGAACTGTTACTGTAGAATGTGGTTTCTATATGCCCTCATCCGGAGGAGGATATATGGTATGTAATGAAAGGTCAGGTCTTTCTGCTGGACAAGGATGGTACTATATTTCACCATCTGAGTGTTACTTTGAGCAACATTCCACTACTTCTTTTCCTTATGTTTATAAATGCACTCTTTCAGCAACTGGATTAAATAATTTAAATACGGATGGATGGAATATAATATCTTATTCTGTTGATGTATCATCAAGTAATACTATGTCTTGTGATTTTATGTTAAATGGACATACTGAAACTGTAACTAATTCTTCTGTAAGTTGGGGAAGTCAGGCATGGAGTGATGATAATGTAGATATTGGTAGAAGAAAAAATAGTTCTTATAGTACGGATATGTTTGATGGTAGAATTAATAGTGTGAGAATATATGATACAAATTTATCTTCTACCCAACAACTTCAGAATTGGAATGCACTTAAAGGAAGGTTTGGTCTCTAAATAAATCTATAATTAAAGATGTAAAATGTTTTACTCGCATAACAATAAATATCCCAACCAATTGCCGGAAAGAATTAGATTATCAAATGGTAGTACAAGAACTGATTCTTCTACGTTTACTGATGCCGAAATATCTGATGCTGGTTATGTAGGTGTTCAAACTGCGCCATCATATAATTCTAGAACACAAAGACTTGAATGGACAGGTACTGATTGGAATGTTGTTGGACTAAGCACATCAGAGATAGATTATATTATATTACAAGAATGGAATTCTGTGAGAGATGTGAGAAATAAAATGATTGATGATATTGAATGGAGAATTTCTAGATATCAAAGTGAAGTTAGATTGGGAATAACAACTACTACTGATAATATTTCTAATTTAGACACATATGTTCAGGCACTTAGAGATATTACAAAGCAATCGGATCCATATAATATTACTTGGCCCAATATTGTGGTATAATAAACTAATAAAATACTGATATTTTTTATTGATCTAAATAACTCATTATGTTTTTTACGCAAGATATGAATTTTACAATCTATTCAAAAGAAGATTGTCCGTATTGCCACAAAGTTAAGACTGTCTTGGAGTTGACAGGTAGTAAATTTGTGGTGTATACTCTTGGAGAGGACTTTACAGGAGAACAGTTCTATGAGGAATTTGGTGAGGGTTCTACCTTCCCACAGGTCCTTTGTGATGAGAAAAAATTGGGAGGTGCAGTTGATACAATCAAGTTTCTTAGAGAAAGACAGCTCGTCAAATCTTAACATAAATAAAAATAATCACGAAAATCGTGGTATTGATTTTATTCTTAATGGAGGGAAGAGAAAGCAGACACAACCATTTCATATTATTTTTGAAAAGATGGTTTGCTTTCTGAAACGGGAAGTAAACGTCTATTTTGAGTTTTCCTTAAGCGTAAGGAAGAGACACTAGTTTCCCGGAGGACGGACAATGTTAGCAGTAAGTTTAGTATTCGGTTCATTTTTAACCGTATTATTTCTTATAGTGGGAGTAGTAATTGGTTGGACTGCTAGAGAATATATGATGAATTATCGGGAAGTACCAAGACCTCACCCCGAAATGTTTGATAATCAGGGTAACCTGATTCCAGATGAGGTTATTGCATTTAACTTTGAAAACTATCATGACAACATCACAGACGAAGAAGAAGACCACGAGCAAACCTAGAGCAAAAGTGGTTAAAACTACCGAAAGTTTAGAATTACCTAAGAATCCTTTTACTTTTGAAATATTTCATTTAGTTTCAAAGCAGAGATCAAAAGCAAAAAAAGTAGAAGTTCTTAGAAAATATGACCACCCATCATTGAGAGCTCTTTTTATTTGGAATTTTGACGAAAGTGTAATTTCATTGTTACCTGAGGGTGAAGTTCCTTATAGTGGATTCGATGATCAGAATACTTATAGTGGAACTCTTTCTACTAGAATTTCTGAAGAAGTTCGAAGTATGCATGAAAAAGATTCTTTTTCTTTAGGAGTAAGTGATCAACAAGGTCATACAACTATTAGAAGAGAATATAAAAATTTCTATCACTTTTTAAAAGGTGGTAATGATGGAATGAATAATATTCGAAGAGAAACAATGTTTATTAATATTCTTGAGGGTATACATCCTTTAGAAGCAGAAATTATTTGTCTTGTTAAAGATAAGAGATTGTCTGAAAAGTATAAAATTACAAAAGATGTTGTTTCAGAAGCTTATCCTGAGATAGTATGGGGAGGTCGTTCATAATGACAAGTCAGGTGGATGAGGCACCACAAACAAAAGAAAAAAATATGGAAGAAAGTAGTATAAAACCAATAGCACTAAAGTATGGTTGTGAAGTTCTTCAAGAGAAAACAACTCATCAAGTTGCTAATGATAAATCACTTCCTAATGATGCCTACTTGATTACATATATTGTTAATGGTGAAACACATATGGATCTTACGAGATGTAAGAGTCAGGTGAGTTTATTTGATATGTACTATGATACTTATGGACCCGGTGCCGTGCAGAGTATTGGTTATGGGTATGGT